GCCCCTAGTTTGAATCCTCTACTGCCATCAAAATTAAACTGAGTAGGATCAGGATACTGAGTTAGATCTACTTGTAAAGTTTCTAGCTCATAAGTAAGATTATCTGAATTACGCTCTACAATAAATCCATATGTTAGTGCAGTAGGTTTAGGTATTGTTGCCCCTGTAGCAGTATCTATATTAAAAAATACACGAGATAACAAATCGTCCTCTATGCGTATATCATTGCCGCATGGCGTAGCTACACTATTCTCATCTTTTGGATGATCTAGCATCTCTATTACCATACCTGGATATGCACCTACTGGTTCTACAAATGTATCCATCTGATTGTAATCTAGCAGTAAGCTTACTCTATTGCTAAAGTTAGTAACTAAGTTTTGATCAGCTATGCTAAACCATAAGATATAGTTTCTTTCAATCTCATTTTTAGCATCAAAAACAGAGGCAAATTGACTGCTAGGCTTAAAAGTAGCCTCAAAAGTAACCTGATTAGATCCAGTAATAGATGCCCTAAGCCATTGGACATCCATCGTAGTTGAATCTTTACTATAGCCAATAGCACTCGTAACTGCAGAACTCGGAGTAAATCTGTAAGCATTTGAAACATTGAAAACATCTTGAAAGTTTGCAGCATCTCCTCCTGTATTCATCAACAGGTTTTTATAAAATGGATATTCATTTTCTTTAAAATCTGCATCCTCCAAAGGTATCCAAGCAAATCCATAAGCAAATTTAGTCTGTCCTGATAAGTTAGCTACACCATCTACTACGGCAGTAACTTTAACAGTATTTTGATAGTCTAACTTTGTTACTGTAGTAGTTCCTAATGGTTGAGATAAATCCTCATGCTTCTGATATGTTACAGATGTTAAGGTAAAATCATTCTCTAATCCATTATAATTTTCATCAAACCATCCAGTATTACCTAGCTTCTCAGTATTTTTCAATTCATTCTGGATAGTGATGTTAGGATTATTGAATACTGGGAATCCCTGGAGTAAAAAGTTGTCTGTGATAGCTGCAGCATCAAACATCTGAGAAGGAGCTTCCCTGTTTTCAAAGTTTGTAACATCCTCAAAAAATGAACTAAGCATATACACCACCTCTATCTCATAGCTATGCTCTATATTCTGATTTGATGATCCTAAGTATTTAAGATTGATAGATGATACTCCCATCCCGGACTGATTACCTAATGGTATCATTGGAGTAGTAGCACCTATTGCTAATGTATCTGTATTTTCTGCTAAGAACTCTGTTAATGTGCCATCAATAAAGCTACTAAGGTTCGCAGATTCACTCTCACTATTCTCTAAATGTCCATAGGTAAGCTTTATACCTTGTGGTTTTTTCTGTGTAAATATACGTACATCTATGATATTAAAATTACCAGTATTAACAGGGAGAATCTGTGACCATGCACCAATACCTCCTATAGGTTGTCCATTAGGTTGTACAATATATGCCTTGTTATCCTCAATCTTACCTATTAACATAGTATCTCCAGGATAAGGAACTCTATTGAAATTATCTACAGGAGAGCTAGGGTTAGTTGTATCTCTGTGTATCCATTCTAGTACTACACTATCCCCTACTGCAAATCCGTAATCATTCCAGCTTTTGCCATTGGTAATAGTCAATACATCAGGCTCATCAATAAATAGTGTATTTAATGTATCAAACTCTATAAACACACCGAAACTTGCCTCTATAGTAAGCTTCTGCCAATCTCCACTATTACCTAATAACCAGTTAATATTACTATCTAATGGTCTATATGGGGATGTATACTCCCTTTTATTTATTTCTACTCCCATTGTTTATAGTTTTAGCTATAGCATTAACCTCTGCATCAATATTTTCTCCTCTCTTAGCCTTATTCATTAGGTTTTTTATAGTTTTAACATTGTTTTGAATGCCTAATAACTCCTCTGGCTTAGCATTTTTCATAAGTGCATCCATAGTAGTATTTATAGTATTTTCTGTAGCTTGTATCATAGCATTAGCTTGATCTACTGTGCTTCTTAAGTTGTCTAAACTCTCCTGTATACTCATTCTAAAAATGTTAATTCAAAATTGTTATCGTACAATCTATTTACCTTGTAGTTTATAGTAGCATAATTATCATATATCTGCCACTCTAAAGACTCTATTTGTGCAGTTTCTCCTGCCTGTGTTTCTACTTGATTGCTATCTAGTAAAGTTACAAAATCCTCAAAACAAAAAGGTATTTTTTGCTCTCTGTATATCCAATATTGGTTATGCTTACCATCTATTGGTTTAAAGCTATTTATAAAATGGTAATTATCCCATAGTTTTGATGCAGCCAAAATACTTCTCTGGTTTTTCTGTAAACTGCTTCCTGCCATCACTACCATCCTGCATCCACTACTAAAATGACTAGAGCTCGACATAGCACCTATTCTATTCTTTATCTTTCCAGATAAGCTTTGAGGATTCCCTAGCTGCCCAGTAAGAGCATCTACTGCACTAACTAAGGCTTTTACTATCTCCTCTACTACTGTTAACTTATCTTTTCTGATAGCCAAGCTTATAGGGATACTAACTTCTTTTAATCCTGTTAAGGTAGTAAGTCTAGAGATGTTAGTAGTTTTAGGATTCAATACTGCCTGATATACTCTGCCATTCTGATTATCTAAGGTATTTAGATCCTGGCTATCAAATGACCAATTGATATTATAATTAGCTTTTAAGTCCTCTGTATTGAAACTATTGGTATCTATTAGCTTATCTTGATCTATGAAAGTATCAGGTATTACATATCCTGTACTTTTTTCAAAGTAATCTCTACGCTCAAAAATAAACTTTCCATCCTTTAGCTGAAAGTCTGCATTAAAAACATCTTTAAAAGTTCTTACTACTCCTGCAAATGTATTTAATGGATCTTGAGCGGAAGGTACACCAGTCTCTCTAAAACTATTATCTGCTCCTGTTGGTTTCTCTCCTCCTCTATGATTCTTTGCAGGAATTACTACCCATTGGTTACCGCTAACATCTAGGCTATCAAGTAATGTACTTTCTAGTGTTAGATCCAGATATTCACAAGCTTTACTAAATAGGCTTTTTACAGTCATGCCCTTATGAAATCTTTTAGGAGGCATTAGCTGCTCTATAATCTGCTCTATAAGTTTGACTAAAGCAATAACTACTGCTACTAAATATGCTAACTGTGCTACTAACTTAATAGATGTTAAGATTATCTGTCCTACATTAACACCGAAAGGAGCAATAGGAGTAGCACCACTAACAATATTAGCTATATTTTTACTTACTTCCTTAATACTTTCTATCAGCTCCTTAGTTACCATAAAGGTAGATATTGATAATATAAGTAACTGAGCAGCATCAGGTATAAAATTTATAACATAAGGCACAGATATAAAATCTGCATCTGTTATTATACCTCTATTCTCCAGGTATCTATAGCTAAATCCATCTGCCACCTCGTTTAACCAGTCTGTACCTTGTTCTCTTTTTAGTGTACATTCTACCTCGCACTCATCAATAAACTGCACTCCTGCACTAAAATCTAGGAATCCATAAAAGATAGCAGGATTAGATAAATCTCCAACCTCTATCCTGTAAGGTTCTCCCTCAAAAAATCCTACTCCTCCTGTTAATCCTGATAGTATTCTATCTCTCAAAAACTTACCTTCCTCTGCTACTAATCTGATAGAGTTAATAGTAATATTGGCAGCTTCCTTTTTACCTTCCCAATCCATGACTATCTTAGCCTGGTCAAAATCTCTAGGATTTACTAGAATGCCATTCCTATAGTGCCTAATATCTGCCATTATAATCTTTTTCTCTGTTTAGATACGTTTGTTAGCTTGTTTTGTGTCACTCTTTTAGAGATCTCTACAAAATAATCAGTCATTTGTACTAGATCATAGTCTTTCTGTGGCATAGATTGGAAGGCTTTACGCATCTCCTTTACTTCATTCTCTAAAGATGCAAACTTATTGACTACAGTCATTCCTTTTTTAAAGTTGTTAGCCTGTGCATCATATAGGTTCTGCTGCAATGGAGAATAAAAGTAATCACTCATAGCCTCTCCAAACTCATCTCCACCTTTGCCAGTAAGTCCAAATCTTTTTACATCCTCTGCTCTAACTACATATTCCTGACCATGTACGACTCCTGCAATATCTTTAGTACCATTATCTCCAGTATAACCTCCCTCCTCAAAGCCTAATCCTGTTTCTAATGCCTTTAGTAAGCTAAAATCTATTAAGCCTCTTGCAAGTGCATTGCTATCTCCACTTGCAGCATATGCAGATACCAGGTTTAGTAGTGTTATAAACTCTGCAGCTTGTTTAGCTTTTTTTTCTGCTCTTATTCTTTCTGCTTCTCTATCTGCTAACTCTTGCTGCTCAAATGCCAAAGTACTTTTTAATCCTTGTTCTGCTCTTTCTCTCTGTGTATCTACTGCTGCTGATTGCTGCTCTACTAGACTTGTAGCTAGGTTTAACTGCTTCTCAAATGCTGCATTAATTACATCACCTATCTTTTGACTTGTAGCAGCTATAGCATTAAATAGCTTTTTTTGTCTTTTCTCCTTATCTTTAGCATTCTGCTCATCAATTTTAGCACCTAAATCTACTAATTCTCTTTGCTTTTTATTAAAATCCTCTAGATCTTTCTCATCTTTCTCCTGCTGAGTTTTTGTGATTGCACTAATCTCCTCTACTGCTTTTTTTATATCCTTAACTGTTTCCTTTTTTGCCTTATCTCTTATAGCTTTTTTTCTAGCTTCTGACTCCTGTAGTTGTAGCTCTGATAGTAGTTGATTCTTTTTTTCTAATAGTAGTAACTCATCTCCTACCTCCTCTCTAAACTTTAACACCTCTGCACTATTCTCTCCAAAGAAAGCTATTAACTCCTCCTCTTGTTTCTCTAGTTGTGCGACAAATGCATCAAACTGTTTCTCTCTTTGCTCGTTTACTGCTTTAGCCTTTAACTCCTCTAATCTTAGTAATCGCTCCTGGCTATCCTCTATAGAGTTTGCTTCTGCTTGTTCTATCTGGTTCTGTAGAGATACAATAGCCTCTACTCTGCTAGATATGTTCTGCTCTATAGATTGTTGTAGTGCTAGTAGCTCATTTTGTCTTTTTAATGATGCCTCTCGTCTTGCTGCTTTCTCCTTTCTCTTTTCTGCTTCTGCTATCTTTGCATCCTCTATATCTCTAGCCTTACTAAACTCCTCAAACTCATTTTTAGCTTGATTAAAAGCCTCTCTGAATGCCTCTCCTACTCCTTTTTGAGATTTATTTACTGTATCTAGTTGAGTTTTTAAGCGCTCTATATTTTTTTGTATTTTTTGTTGTGTTTCCTCATCTTGAAAAGGGATATTACTTTTTATGTTTTCAAATAATATCTGTAATCTTAAAGATAGTTTTGTAAATACATCTGCTAGATTAGATCTTAGCTGCTTAGCTCCTGCTACAATCCCTGCAAAAATAAAAGGAAACTCTGTAAATAGACTAGTTACAAATTTAACACCCTTAGCAATTCTACTAAAAGCAGCAGTTAATATTTTACCTACTATGGAGCTTGATTCACCTACACCACTTAATGACGATCCAAAATCTCTTATCTTTTCAAATGCAAACTGGAATAATCTTACTCCTCTTTGAAATGCAGGGATAATAAACTCTAGTATCTGTACACCAAACTTTTTAGTAGTTGATATAATAGATGTTACTGTATTACTAAACTTTTCAAAAGTTTCATTCCCTTTTTGATTTTCTTTAAATAAATCTACAAATGCACCTCCTACTCTACGAATACCAGAGATTAAGTTTCTACCTACAAATATCCCTAATGCTACTTTTCCTAATCTACCTAATGATGATGTATAGTTTCCTACATTCCTTCTGTTATCTCCTGTCTGTTTCTCCAGTCTTTTTAGCTCCTCTGTAAGTCTTTTCTTAGTTTTTATAAGCTTTTTACCCTCTTTACCATTCTCTAACTCGTTTTTACTAAGCTTTTTCCATTGTAAGGTAGTTAAAGATAGTTGTGCTCTAAGCTTTTCTATCTGTCCTGCCTGTTGGCTTTGGACTATAGCAGTTTGTTTAGCTATCTGTACTCTTTCTCTATTGGCTATTCTTTGTTTCTCTCTTTGTATTAGCTCCTCATCTGTAAGATCTGCTAACTTCTTTCTGGTTTTTACTGCCTTTTTCCGCTCTGTTTCTAACTGCTTACTGGCTTTAGTTAGATCCTCAACTTGCTTAACTGCTTTTTTTAGCTTTTCCTCATTGTTAGGATTGATAAGATCTAGGTCTTTCTGTGCCTGTTTAGCTAGTTCTGCTAACTCCTTTTTTAATCTCTCTATATTTGCAAATATCTCAGAAAATGTATCGTCTTTCCCAATGAGATCAGAATAATTAATAACGCTATCAGCCATTTTTTTGCTTTTTCTTTATGTAGTCCAATAGACTGTAAAATCTAAAGGTAGTAATTTTATCTAAGTCCTCTGTTGTATGTTCCTTTACCGCTAACATAAACTCCTCAAAACCTAGTTCTATCTCTTTCTCTGCTGAATTATCTCTGCTTAAATTCCAGTAGTTAGGATTTATAAGTCTTAATAACTCATCATTTGCCTGTTTACTGCTCTGCTCTGCACCATCCTCTCCAATTATTACGGATAACTGGCTCTTTAGTTTCTTGATTAACGCTTGATTATAGATGATATTTTTTCCTTCAAACTGGAGAGGAAAGAAAATCTTAAGCTCCTGCTCCACTTTTTTTTTATAGAATCTGCATTATCATCTACCTCTTTCTTGGTTAATCCTAACCTCTGCAGCACTTCTAATGTGTTTTGTAGTCCTGATGTCGTAATATCCTCCACCTCTACACCATTAATGCTCTTTACCATTGCGGCTAATGCTAATCCTCTAGGCTCTAGTTCTGCCTGTGAGTAGTTATAAGCCATCCTAGCATTAGATAGTTCTTTCATAGCTTTATCTGGCTCATTTGCCCCTATAAATCCCATTGCTCTGTTTACCCTCTTGATAATATCTGCTTTGGTATTACCTACCTCGTTACTCCTCATCATCTCCTTGTTAAATTTCATGTATCGCCTATGTGGCATCTCCTCTATAGAATCATAAAATATAACCTCTGCTTTACGTTTTTTGAATGTTATCATTTTTTAAGAATGTTTATCAATGCTGCTGACATTGGAGCATATAATATTACTGTATAATCCTGCTGAATAACTGCTAATATAATTGCTAATATTGTAGCCATATGAGATTCCATACAGAACTCACAACTAGTTAACTGATCTATAAATTCTGTCTTAGACTTATTGTATATCTTTATAGGTAGCTCTAGCTTGTAGAATATAACCATAATCCACCAAAAAAAAAGAAAAAAAGCTATGAAATGCATCATAATAGATTGATAAAGTTGATTATAAAATATGTAAAAGCAGCTATCACTATCAATAACAGTACTATAAAGTTACGATATTTTTTAATAAACTTCATCATATTCCAGGCACAGGACAAGCCTCTGGTAGCTGAATAGTGCAGTTAAATCTAAAATGTGATAATGGAGCTTTCTCTAGTTGTGTAGCATCTGCTAAATTGAACTCACTAAATACATTCTCAAATAGAAAGTCTATACTCGTTATAGTTAGGTTATAATTAACTGCTAAAAGCTTTCTAGTCAATACATCTCTAACTTGTGCTACTAGGTTCTGCTGAAAGATTTCAGTTTCTAAAACTCTAGTATTTATAAGATCCATATTTACACTAAAAATTATAGCAGTATCATAGGATAGAAAGCTATACATATTAGTGTTAAATTGTTGTATATTCTCTCTAAATACATAGAACATACATTGACCTGTCTTATCATTATCAGGGGAAATATTGACGTATCTCTGGCTATTGTTTTGTGTACCTAGATATACCTCTGGATAAAATACAGTAGTTCCATTACGAGCATCTAGGTTTTTATAGGTTCTACCATAGCCATGAGTTAACCATGTTAGATTAGTTTCTAGCTTAGCTTTTATATCTAAGATTGCTGCATCTATCTCTACAGGATTAGTAGCAGTAGGAACACTAGGATCTTGCAATAATATCATCGAAATTCTTTTTAATAGTTGGTATAGTCTTATCTGCTAGAAACTTAGTCCATGATTCTTTATCTAGCCCAAGTATATCTGCATATTTATTTACTAAAAATACAGAATAGCTTATTACTGTCCTAATAATAGCCTCATTACTCCCTGCAATAATCTCCAAACTCCTGTAAAAATCTCCAGTATCAAACAAAGTAACTCTATCTGTAGGTAGTAACTTCTTTAGTTTGAGTTTTTTGGTTGAATTAGCATAAGCAGGTTTTATATCTACACCTTTGCTATTCTTACCTAAAAACAACTGCTCCTGTGTTTGAAGGAACTTAATCTCGTCTTTATTGTTGTTTATACTCTCTTGGATACTGCTATTGATAGACTTCTGTAGTGTTTCTACAGTATTCCTTAAGTCATTTAATATAGAATCATCATAAGCCATTATATCGCTCCATAGATAGCTCCTTTTCTAGCACATGGTACACATACACTATTGACATTAGCTTGATCTAAATTAGTAGCCTTTATTGCTCTTTCTACTTGCGCCCAATAGGGAACTTGCCTTGTATCGGAATCTCCTTCTAAGTCTCTAATAATATTTATCTGTACATTCTGCTCTACTGCACTAATTTGTGAACTAGCTTTCATCATCTGCAGCACCTTTAATGCTACCATCTTACCTATTGCCTGTGTCATAGTTAGCCTGTTGTCTATCCAGAACTGTGTTAGGTTGCACTTTATAGAGATGTTACAATTAAATCCATAGTTATTATCATAGGTATAGATAATATCATCCTTATCAAATATAGTACCTACTGCAGGAACTTTAGTTGCATCTATGTAGAATGGTGACATCTGCACATACTTAGATATGCTATTATACTTGCTAGATCTCTTACCACCATCACAAGTCCTACAGTAACCATTTTTAAAATTCAAAGAATCATACTGGATAGCCTGTCCTACTAGATCATTCTGATAATACCCCAAGTACCATACACCTCCCTCTGTTCCTGTGCCAGTAGAATAGTCCAGGATTGCATTAGCATCTAACCATGTAAAGCTATTAGCCTGTGTAGATGTAAAAACATACTGCGCTACTGCAGACTCTTGTAAGCTATTGTATAAGTATAGTGTTAAACCAGGTTGTACCTGTGTTAGGTATAAGCCTATTCTATGCAAGGTAGCTCTAAGTCCTAGAGTAGGATCTAAGTAGAACTCTATACCTACAAATCTGCCCTCATTAATAATAGGCTTATCTTTTAAAACATTGTCATAGATCAGGTTATTTCTAGCTAAATCCATCCCTGAATTATTAAGCTTTTTCTCCTGCACTAGCTTCTCTAACATCTGTCTTATGGCAGTAGTTTCTATATCATCCAAAAAAGTATTTAGAGGATAATTAGAAGGTAATAAAGCTTGTATGTAATCAAGTCTAACAGATGGATGATATTCCTGGTAATACTGTCTAGATTCAGTTTCCTTTAGTTCTGCAGGTAGTGAAGGAATCTCTGAAACATCCCAATGATCCTTCCATCCAATAACTTTCTTTAACTCTGCTATAACTCGATTATCAAACATACAAATATATTAAGATGGGGAGATGGCAGCAGCAGGACACCACCTCCCCGAAACAATCAAAAAAAAACGTAAAACTATGGTAGGTAATCAAATTTCTTAATACCTCCGTTAGTACCTGTGTTGTAAGGAGTAACAATTGCCACGTTGATTCCCATCTGATATGACTTAACTAAAGCATTAGTATCCTCTGCATTGCCAGTAATAGCATTAACATCAGCACAATCATCTTTAATCATTAAGCTCATAGGAATACCCATCAAATCAGAGTTTTCAACTGACCATCTGATACCAGAACCTACAGATTCTCTATTAGCAGCAGCATCAGGAGAAACTTTTGCAACAATACCAACTGAACCTGCAGGCATAATGTATCCTGTAGAAATAGCTCCTGCAGATGTAGCAACAGTATTAGAATACTGGAAAGTATATCCTGCAAATTGGAATGCACTATTAGCAGAGTTACCTGCTCCTTGATTTACAAATTTTGAAACAAAACTAGCTAACTGAGCATCTCCAATAACCTCTAAATCGTTACGGCTAAAATTATCAGCCTGCATGATAGACTTAGCATCATTTAAGAAAAAGTCTTGATCAGCAGCTACTACCTGGAGAGCATCAGATGCAGTATTATACTTAGATGCAGCACCTACAAATGCAGAGTTAAAAGTACTAGCTTTAGCAGTATCTACGGCAGATAAAATCTGTGCCTCTAAAAAGTTTGCTAATGACTCCTCAGCATCACTATACTGACGCATAAAATCTTGAGCTTCTGTTACGATATCAGACTGATCAGTCAATCTAGGAATGATACGGAATCCAGTATGTGCCTTAACAAAAGTTACATTAACTAGAGCAGCATTTGCATCCTCTGTAGGGAACGTACACGTCATAGTACCTACAGTAGCAGCAGCAACATTTTTAGAAAATACAGGAATCTGAGTAGCAGGAGCTCCCCATGATTGAGAGATTACATTTTGGTTAACACCAGATAGGATACTGTCAGTACCTCTAAGTGCCATGTCTATAAATCCATACTCTTGTTGTCTTAATTCTTGTCTATCTAATAACGAGGGATAGACACCTCTAGCATTTTGCTTTTTTAAATTTACAATACTCATTTTAATAAAAATTGATTACTAGTATTCTCTTAGCGTTTTTACATTATAACGCTCAAAAGCTTCCCAGTATAATTTGTTGTATTCATCGCCTTTAGGGATCCCTTTCCTTTGTGCTATCTTGTCAAACTCAGTCAAAAATTGCTCTTGAGTTTTGAATGTGGATTCAGATACTATTATCTGTGATCCGTTAAAATCTCCAGTAGTAGGTATATTCCCTGCACCCCCTCCTGTAGTATTCTTATGTAATACAGACTGTAGCTCATTTTGTAGAATTGTCTCTAATGAGGCATTAAGGATACCATCCTTATAAGCAGTACCATCAGGTTTGCACCAGATAGTCTTACCATCCTCCTCTACTGCATTAGCTATTAATGTCTGGGTTTTCATTTTTATGATGTCACTAATTAAGGCATCATCTAAACCTTTATTAAATTCTAGCTTACTCAAAGTACTATTTATCTCTGTACTCATTGTAAGGTTTCTTTCTTTAGTCTTTAGGCTCTGGATTATTTGCTCTCTTTCCTGTATCTGCATCTGTGCAGCACTTGTAAGTTCAGCTTTCTCCTTTTTATGTTTAGCCTTCAAAGCCTCCAATTTTTTTAACGTTTCATCTGGATTAGTGTTACTCTTTAAGCTTTCTATTTTATCTGATAGCTCTTTATTTTGCTCTGCAATCATCTTTGCCCAGTCAGATGTTTTAACTCCTGATGGTTTCTCTAGTCCTACAGATGTAAGAGCATTATCTACAAAGTCATAAATCTTTTTATGCTCCTGTCCTATGTTCTGCTCAAAATAGTTTTTAGCTATTGTTTCAGCATATGCCTTACCTACGTCAGTAGTTTTTAAGATGTCTAAAACCTGTGCCTGGAGAGTTTTGTCCTCTGCTAATTTTGCTTTAAAATCGTCCATATGTCCCTATATGATTTTTTGAATGTTTATAAATATTTTTCTACCTGCTCTACTTCTAAGCCTAGTTCCTCTGCAATAACGTCAGCACTAGCACCATCTGCAGCTAATGCTTCAATCTTTTTCTTTACAGGAGGAGTAACTCGTTTTTTCTTTTTCTCCTTTACTGCTTCTACTTTCTCTACTATTGTAGGATTGTGGATCATGATAATTGAATGATAATTGCCAAGAAACTCAGGAGTTTTGTATTCATCTTTGAGTGCCATCCAGTCAGCAGTACTTTTACAGAATTGATGTATCTGTAGGCTCTGTGTTAGTCCATTATTTTTTGCTCTTATACCTATAAAGCAGTAACCTCCTGCATTATGCTCTGGTATCAATACAGGAAAATCATAATTAGGATACTGCTTGATCACTTGTTGCAGCTCCTTGCTCTTGCTCACTAGATTCCCCTGAATCATTTTGATCTGTTTCATCTTTTACGTAATTTTTGAATGTGTTATAAATAATATCTATTTTCTGCTCAAACGTGATATCTGCACCAAAATCTACTAAACTACCATTCTCACGCTCAAATCTACTAACAAATTTAGTGAAATTAGCCTTAATATACAAATCCTCTAGCTGCATCACTCCCATATCTAGCTTTTTATAGCACTCCTCAAGAGTAGAATATGGAGCAGGATTTATATTGTTTTCAATCATCAGTTTTTTTACTGTATGCGGATCTCCTTTGTACTTGGTTTCTATAAGCAGCTTGTAGATCTGATCTATCTCGGACTCTGGCATTCCTGCATTTTTAGCACCTACAAACAATTCCTGTAGTTGTGCCTCTGTAAGAAGGAACCATTCAGTACCATAGTTAGCATGAACCATTACATCAACATCTATAGCTAACTTTACAGATGTCTTAATTAACCACCTATGTAGTCTATTACAGATTCCTGCAAGTTTTAGTAATGGCTTTTTCCTGTCCTCCATCAATGAACGAACTTGATCAGCATTAACTGCTTCCTTATTCATTACATCATTGAATCCTGTAGTGTTAACCTTTATAAAGTTTTCTCTCTGATCCTGCTTAGTTTGCTCAAACTCCAGGTTAGATGTAGGAGGAGATATAAATCTAAAGTATCCAGATACATCATTTTCATCTGTATCTATCTTAGGATTTATCTTGATAGCAGTTCCTGCACCACTAAACTTATTAGCAGTACAAGATTTACATGCAGTAGGAGTAGACATCTCTCCATTCTCCATTGGTACAGATACCATACCATTGGTACAGTAATCATCCTCACAAACTGCTGCTGCATATTCTACTACTGGAAATACTCCATAATGCTCAGCATAGTAGCTATAGGCATGGAACTGCTGCCATTCAGACATACTACCTAAAACTGCAGACAATGGAGCAAATCTTTTACTCTCGTCTTTACTGTTTAATGGTGTATCAATAAACCATCTAGCAGGACAGTATCCTAAGTTATGCGGAGATTCTAGCACTAAGCTATATTTTTTATCTCTTAGCTCTACTACTCTGTAATACTCATCATCATAGAAAGCTATCTTTTTAAAGCTACCATTTTCATCCTGACCATCACTATGATGGAATATGATATACTTAAAGTTCTGCTTACATGGTGTAAGTTCGTAGTTAATAAGCTTGTCTAGATGCACAGTAACATAGTAAGGAACTCCGCTCATGTCTTTATCTACTACTACGATAGCTTGTGGTTTACATTTAAAAGCTTTCCTACCTACCTTCTCAATATATTTTCTGGTATCCAGGTTCATTAGCATCTGAGATGTTTGCTCCTCTGCTCTCTTGTTAGGATATTCGATGCCAAAGTTAGCATTTCTACCATTAAAGACTCTGTTAAGATCTCCCATAATATCATCGGAGATAGATACAATAGCTAAAGGATAGCTAAAATAATTTAGTACCCTCTGGTATTTTTCCTGTGTAACACTATTGTAGATGGCACGTTTTATCTCATCCCATCCTACCTCTGACTCTAGTTCAGTAAAGAACATAGGTTCACTCATGACTTTTAGCCTACTCTCGTAGGACATCATCTGACCTATATTATTCTTTTTCTGCTTTACTAGCTTTATTACTTGGTTTTCGTTTAATAACATTGTCTTTGAATTGAAACTTTTTACTATCTAACATCCAATCTACTCTACCCTGAGATGCTTGTAACTGTAAGACTGCTTGTGCATGTGCCAAGGTTAACTCAACACATGCACCAGCCTTAGTTATCATTTTTACTGTCGTAGGCTTAGCCATATTAAACAGTTAAAGCATTAAAATCAGTAGGAGTAACTGCATGTTTAGTTTCATCCCAATCAAAAGGTAGTTGGAAAGTTAATATGTTACTATCTCTAGTTCCAAATCCTGCATTAGACATAGATCCTAGAACTACATTTGTAGCATCAAAACCAGTAACTAAATCGCCTACTTTAGATCCCCAAATTTTACCCTCTTGAGAGATTAGATATACCTCTAAACCATTACCCTCACAAGCTAACTTTCGGAAAGCTAAAATCTGTGCAGCAGTAAGAGAATCAAAACGAGCTGAACCATCTGTAGGATTGATACCATTTACTAATGTTTCTCCATTAAGAGTTGAGTTGTCCCCTCCTCCTTGGCTTATTATAGTGCCGCTAGTCAAAACTGAATCACCTCCAATTAAAGGAGATTTAACTACATGAGTATCATCAGATGCAGCAAATAATATATTCCATCCTGCAGCAGCACTAGGTGTAGTACTTGCTATTGAACTTGGAACATTGTTAGCAGGTGTAGCAGTATCCCAGATAACCTGACCTTTACGTACAAACCAAAATCTTTGTATCTGCCCAATGTTTTCAGGACATCCACTAGCAGGAATGTCAGATAGACTAGGATCTAAGGGGCAGCAGTCTAATAAAAAGCAATTTAATAAATTCATAATTAAAATAAATTAAGTAATAGTAATATAATCGGGGATAGATACAATACTTGCCCCCGTTGAATCTTTAAAGTTAACAATCAAATCATAGCTCTGTCCTGCAGGAGAGGATACAAAATCTATCCATAACTTGCTATAGACACTTTTACCCTGTACACATCCTAAACTGCTTAATGTTACTGGAGATACAGTAAGAGCAGGAGCAGGAGATACAGGATTAAAAGTTACTTCTATGTTGAACACATCACAAGTTACAGTATCTGCCAGGTTTAGCCTAAACTCCTTCTCAAAAGTAGCACTACCTACCTTATCATTAACCTCTTTAGTGTATGCTGCTAATGTTGGAGTATCAGTTCCACAACAGTTAAAAGATGGTTGTGGTTGTAGATAATCCCTAATAACATTAAGTACAGTTTTCTCAGCAGCAGTTAATGATGCTTGATCTAGCTCCAGATCATAAAGCTCATGAAGGAACTGATCAAATGCATTATCTGTGAAAGTTGTAGTCTGATTTAGTTCTAGTGCAGTCCTACAAGCAGGAATAGTAAAAGGAGATACTAAAGTTATCTGTCTTAGAGATTCTAGCAGTAGAGCAGTATTACTCTGCAGTCCTGTTAAAAATTGTGATGATAATAAAACGTATGCCATAATTCTTTTTTATGTGCCGTAAGATACGAGATTATTAGTATTTTTCCTAATTCCTTGTTCTCCATAACGGTAAGCATCCCAGATATGATTGAATTGATCTACTGGCTTATTTAAGGCTCTCCCATCTTTACGATCTATTTTCCATACGTATTTTTGTTGTTCTTGTTTCCATAATTCACTATTAACTAGGTTTATGCTGCCATAACTTTTAATCTTATCTATGCCATTACGTATAGAATCAGCTCCTTTTTTGCATGGCTTTACTCTGTAATTTAAGTTACGTAACTCTTTTATAGATTTAGGCTCTGCACTATCTGCCATTATTAATGCTCCTGTCTTTAATCCTTTCTTTATTCCTAGCCTTTCAAACTCCTTACCAATATCTTGGTTAGTTAATCCTGTCTTGTAGAGCAGTAGCTGACCATATAACTTCCCCTGACTAAGCACTAGCTTTACTAAGGTAGTAGGATCGTTAGCATATCCAAAGTCCATCCCATAGCATGATTTTTTGATGTTGTCTGTAGGTAGCTTAGAGATCCAGTTTACTACTGGGAATATTGCTCCCTCTACTTGTCCTGTCATCCCTAAACCATATACCCTCCACTTATTAGGATCTTTAGTTTTTAGCTTTTCAATCTTACGTTTGATACTATCTTTTAGGAATGGATTGTGTGTATAGTTAGATATAAATACCTTAACATTGTCTGCACCTATGAGCTTATCATGTACCCAGAATGCAAAGGTAGGATTATAATCTATAAATACCTGTTTGGTAGTTCTTATCTGCAGCTGATCATAGATGCTATAAGGAATGCCATTAGCCTCATTCATAAACAGATAATCTCTTTTACCACTTTTTGCATCCTGCTCATTGTCGAAACTCTTAAACTCAATGATGCTACCATTATGAAAGTAATAGGTTTTATCTGTCTTATTTACTGCCTTAATCATTGACTCAAAAAAGGGGATAGAGCTAATGATGTTATCAAAATCTCTTATTGCTCCTGCTTTCAGGTTAGGTATATCCTGACCTACTACAGTAATCACTTGATTAGCTTTCTC